TTATTGATGTTCAATTTGTAAAGTATACGGTTCAAACTTTACTATCTCTTCACCCATCCAGTCATTTAACTCTTTGAATCGTTCTTGCAATGGCTCCAGCTCATTCGCCACAAAGACTCTCGCCGCTTTTTCAACATCACCAAAGCCACCCGCATTATTAGGTACAATACCAATTAACTGGGCTGGCACACGATGCGCTGCGAGCTGGTCATCACGGGTGACATTTTTAATGTTTAAGAATTCGTCTTTAGCTGCTACTTCTGAAACGGGTATCAGTTGAATACCATCCTTTTTACCATTGGGTGCATACATAAATAAATTACGGAAATTGCCGGGCCCTTTTGCACTCTTTAAAGCTTCACGCATTGCATCAATATCTTTAGTATCTTGAGCTGCATCGGTCATGTATAAGATAAACCCAGCATGACTGCCATTCTTATAATACTTACGTCTAAACAAGGTAGCTGATTCATTTAGCCACGTTGACTGTAAAGCACTTAAATATTCAGGAATGCCATAAATTTCCTGATTTACGTCAGGATTCATTAAATGAAAAATAGAGTCTTTTTTAAACTCATGTTCCTCTTTAAAAGTAGGCACAAAAAAATAAGTATCTAACTCGGTACCACGACGCATATATTTGGCTAAGGTAGGTTTTAGTGGCAAGGTCTTAGCCGTCATCGATTGCACACGTTCTAGATAAGCATTTCCAAATACCAAAAAATCTAAAGCAAAGCGACTAAACTCTGCTCTAGACAATAAAGGATGAGGCTTAAAACACTTCACTAAGATATTACGCTTCACATAAATTGAGGAGCTGTGATGTGGAGCTGCTTGTAATGATTTAGCTAAGCCATCTAAATCCATGGGTGGTTCATACCACTTATTGTATGTCCAACACTCCTCCCAGTAATAAACTTGCTGTGTTTCTAAAACAGGCGTTGGGTCACCAAAACTAAATATTTCCACCTTGTCAGCTTTGGGTTGGACTATTTCGGTGGTCATGAATAAAACTCCATAATGCTGCGGCCATGTTGACTTTGAATAGCCAAAGGCTCTTTATGTAAAGCGTGCATGGTTGCCCACGCTAAATCGGCATGGCCTGTCTCTTCAGAGCGGCTGGCTTTAAAGGTCACTTGACGTTGGCTGTCGGTAAGTGTGCGCTTGATGGCTGTAAAAGCACTGGCCAAGTCAGTCCAGCCCGAATCAAATTGAAAGCGTCGGCTACGAATCACATCTTGGGCTTTTAGCACCAATTGATTTTTAACATCTGGTGAATAATGGAATGGCACAGCTGCTGGAAAAAAATGTTTCACATTTTCATAGACACCATAACCAATCCCCGTGACATCAATACCTATGTGAGTGACACGATATTTTTTCGTCATGTTTTCTATGTATTCGGCTTGCGCTCTAAAATCAGCTCCTTTGAATTGATGCTTTTCAACGGCACGGATAATGCCGTTTTCGCTTAACGGTGCGCTTAATGCAATCAATGCGGCATTATCTCCGTTCTCTGATTTTTGTGGATCATAACCTAGCCATACTTCACGATCACCTAATGGACGACTGGCGTAAGGTTTAAAGTCTGTCCAAACCTCCCAGCTATCCACCATACAAGCCATTAACTCAGCCAAACGAAATGAGGAAAAAGAGTCATCCAAAAAGACGCACATCAATAAGTTGTCATATTCGTCTGGGCTATACTCTAAACGCAGCTGGTCAATATCAAATAAATCACAACCACCACGTAAAGCATCCTCGACATTCACGATTTGTCTAAATTGACCATCTTCGCAAAGTCGCCCTTGATGTAATGCCTGATGACTAATATCTAGTTTGATGCGCTGATCTTTGGCTCGACCACGATTAAAATGCTCACCACTCCAAAAGTTATATGCTTCATGGGTAATACTGGATGGGGTTGAAATATAGGTCTGCCGCCATTTTTTGTGCATGGCCATGCCTGAAGCGACTTTTCGGAATTCACGAAATTTATGAATCCAGAAATACTCATCCATATAAATATTGCCATGATAACTTTGGGCAGTTCTGGCATTGGTACCGAGAAAATAAAGGTGTGCGCCATTGGGTAGAACAATAGGGTCGCCTCTCAGCTCTACCTCGCCATACTCTTTGGCAAATTGAATGATGTACTGTTTAAACACATGAGCCTGCGCTTTGGAGGCAGATAAAAATATTTGATTACGGCCTGTTTCCAGCGCATCAACAAAGGCTTCGAAGGCAAAATACCATGTTGCACCAATTTGACGGCTTTTTAATAAATTGCGGATACGGTGAGTTAATCCTGCTAACTGCCATGCCTTTTGATAATCAAAAATTGAATCATGAAAAGCTTCAACAATTTTTAACTGTGCTTCTTCACTGACTTCATTTTTAGCTGGCTGCTTACGTGAGCCTTTATTTCGATTGGCGATTTTAGGATTTAGGTCAACTTCATTTTCAGTCTTTTCATAACGACGAACACGGGCAAGTCTTTCCATTTGCCGACCTAACAAATCAATTTCCTTGTAGTCTTTACCCTCTTTATGCTCTTTGGCAATTAACTGTAATAAGCGGGCTTCAAGAGCTGAGTCGACTCTATCAATGGGTCGAGCTTTATCCCATGCCTCCCGTTGTTTCCATGACTCAACGGTTGGTCTAGGAACATCTATATAACCCGAAATTGCAGAAACGCTCCACCCCTGCCAAAACAAGGCACGAGCGGCAAGTTTAATCTCTGTTCTGTCTGTGGTTTGAGAAATATCTTTCATGCCGACATAGTAATTTCGGCAGGCTATTTCTTTTGGGGGATTTGACGGTAAAACGCTATTTTACCGCGCCAAATATTTGAATCATCATCAGACAAAGTAAACCATGCAAGCTATTCGATTATTCCACTTTTTAATGAGTCGCTTTGTGGGGTTAACTATGCGTAAGAAGTTTCGGGTTGCAGTTGAAGGACAAACAACTGACCGTCGTGCGATTAGCCGTCAAGATATTATGGATATGGCTAAAAATTACAACCAGCAAACTTACGGTGCGCGAGTTTGGTTGGAACATTTTCGTGGATTATTTCCAGATAGTGCATTTAAGGCCTATGGTGATGTGATTTCTTGTACTGCCGAAGAAATCAAAGACGGTGACTTAAAGGGTAAGATGGCATTATTTGCTGAAATCGACGCCAGCAATGATTTAGTGGCGATGGCCAAAGCCAAACAAAAAGTATATTTCTCGGTCGAAATACAACCTGACTTTCCTGCGGTGGGTGGCTCTTATTTGGTTGGCCTTGCGGTAACTGATAGTCCTGCCTCTTTGGGGACTGAATATATTACCTTTAGCCAAACCGCCAAAAATAGCCCATTGGCTGCACGCAAACAAAAACCTGAAAACTTGATTTCTACCTCAGAAGAAGTTTGGGAATTTAGCGAAGACCCTATCACTTCTAATGAGCCTTCTTTGTTTAACAAAATCTTAGCCAAACTACGTCCCAAAGAAGAAAAAGTTCAAGCCAATTTTTCTGACATCGAAAAATGCTTTGAAGAAGTCACCAAATACTGCACTAACTTAAAAGCCACGGTGGATAACTTAGGCAAGCAGCTCACCAAAATAGAAACCGAACTGGCTGCTGAGAAACAAGCCTCTGCAAATTTTAGAACAAAAATTGATGGTCAACCTCCTGCAAATTATACGCAGCGTCCTCCTGCGACAGGTGGAAATGGTCAACAACAGACCGATTGCTAAATAGTCGTTTATTTATTTTTGAGACTTTAATTATGCGTAATGAAACTCGCTTACGTTATCAACAATATAGCCAAACGGTTGCCGCGTTGAATAATGTAGACTCTATTGAAAAAAAATTTACGGTTAATCCTTCTGTACAACAGAAATTAGAAGACCGTATTCAAGAAAACAGCAGCTTTTTAGGCCGTATCAACATGGTACCCGTGACCGAAAAACAAGGTCAGAAATTGGGCTTAGGTGTTCCTGCACCTATTGCTAGTCGTACTAACACAACCCAAAACCCTCGCCAGCCAAAATCCGTACATCAACTGGATTTGATGGATGAATACAACTGTCAGAAGACGGATTACGACACCTTTATTAGCTACGCACAATTAGACATGTGGGCAAAATATCCTGACTTCCAAGTACGGATTCGTAATCATATTCTAAAACGTCAGGCGTTAGATCGCATCATGACGGGCTTTAATGGCATCAGTATTGCTGCGAATACCAACCGTAATCTCAATCCACTCTTACAGGACGTAAACAAAGGCTGGCTGCAAAAATACCGCGAAAATGCCGCTCAACGTGTGTTAGCTCAAGGGGCTAATGCAGGTGAAATCCGCGTTGGAAAAGCAGCTGGTGCAGATTATGCTAATTTGGATGCTTTAGTTTTTGATTTAGTCAACAACTTAATTGAGCCGTGGTATCAAGAAGATACGGCACTTGTAGCGATTATGGGACGTAGTTTGTTGGCTGATAAATACTTTCCTCTCATCAATCAAGACCAGCCAGCCTCCGAGCAACTAGCCTCTGATATCGTCATCAGCCAAAAGCGTGTAGGTGGCCTTCCAGCCGTTCGTGTGCCTTTTGTGCCAGATGGCGCAATTCTGATTACGGCCTACGATAACCTCAGTATTTATTGGCAAGAAGGTTCGCGTCGTCGTTTGACGAAAGAAGAGCCTGAATACGACCGCATTACGAATTATGAGAGCAGTAATGATGACTATATCGTTGAAGATTATGGTCGCGGCTGTCTCGCTGAAAATATCGTTCTGGAATGGTGATATCACAATGAGTCTAGCACGCAAACATTTTAATACGGTTGTTGCGGCTAAGGCCGCGACAATTTCGGGCGATGATGGCACTCGCTTAAAAGAAGCCTCAGTCTATGAGTTAATGCTCATTCAACTGAATGAGGACAAACGTAAACTATCATCGATTCAAAGTATTGAGCATCGCGCTGGTATCAAGCGTGAACTGTTACCTAAATACGAACCTTATGTGGATGGCGTATTACAAGGTGGTAAGGGCGCGCAAGATGATGTGTTAATGACGGTGATGTTATGGCGGATTGATGCTTTAGATTTTGATGGTGCATTAGTCATTGGCCGCTATGCGATTGCGCATGGCCTAGCAATGCCTGATAAATTTGAGCGTACAACAGCAACATTGCTTAGCGAAGAAATTGCCATCAATGCCTTAACCCTGTTAGGTAATGCCGAAACTGATAAAGCGGCTCTTTTAGAAAGTTTAGTTGAAGTTGAACAGCTTACTCGTGACCAAGATATGCCTGACCAAGTTCGTGCACGTCTACACAAGGCATTAGGTTATTGCTTAACAGACATTGACCCAGCTCAAGCCTTAGTTGAGTTAAAACGCGCTTATGAACTTCATGATAAATCAGGCGTCAAAACCGATATCAGTCGTTTGGAAAAGCTGATTAAGAAGATGACCGACCCTGAAAATAACATCTCACCTTCTAATCAACCTACCAAGATTACGGATAGCAGTAATTCTATGGCAGATGTCATCAAATTGGGGGATGAAGCATTGGAAGAATTGGACAAATCTAGTCCTTAAGAGTCGGACCCCGACGTCAGGGCGGCGGATAATACCAGCATCTATGTTAGAGCCTGATGTTTATCCCCACCGCCCTTCTATTTGGAGCGAGCGATGTTTGTAGCGACAGGTCATACCGCTGCTCATCAAGTGAATAATAATGGATTTTTTCCAGACCTTAGTAGCGATGATTTTATCAAAACTCAAAAGTTAGATGGCATCATCAGTGGTGACAGATTGGTATTTGCGCTGACTTTAGCAATTTCTCAAGTGAATACGGCACTTATGGATTGGCAATTATCACAACAACGTGATGGATACATGTCTCTGAATGCCGTACCCAGTAGCTCCATCAATAACCAGTCACGGTTAATCGCTTTATATAAACAAGCCGTTTTTAGTTTTGCCAAAGCACAGCTTGTTGAACACTATCGAGACTTTGACACAACCGCCCTTGGCAATAAAAAAGCTGAGATGCTCGATATGAACATTGACATCTATCGTCGAGATGCTAACTGGGCAATTGCAGACATACAGGGAAAGTCACGAGCTATAGTGGAGCTGATTTAATGCAAATCGTCTCAATACAAGGTGACCGTGTAGATATAGTCTGTTGGCGTTTTTATGGCAACACAAACCATGTTGAACAGATTTTAGATGCAAATCCACAGCTGGCTTTTTTACCTGTGATTTTGCCGATTGGGACAGTCATTACTATGCCCGATATTCCTCAAAAAAACACAGTCATCGATACTGTTCAACTGTGGGATTAACATGACTGAACCCACCTCTACTTCTGCCGTTGTTGTCGCCACAGCCACTGGGATTGGTTTAACTGCCTTATTCCCCAATGTCGATGGTAATGCACTAATTGGCTCGTTTGCTGGGGCGATTTTATTTTTCTTAATCTCTAAAGAACCGCATCTATTAAGCCGTTTTGCCTATGCTTTTGTCTCTTTAATTATGGGGTACTTTCTTGCTCCTGAGTTGATTAACAAAGGCTACTTTCAAGAAATGGCTGTTGCCGCATTTTTAGCATCAACGTGTGTAGTGACAGTGACATTGGCATTACTTGAAAAACTAAAAACGGTCGATATCAGGGCTTTATTGGATGTGATATTTCCGAGGCCAAAAAAATGAGCGCATGGGTATTGTTTATTGCCTGTCTGGTTATTTGCTTACGTCTTTTCACCTTTCAACGTAAAGGTGCTCGTTATCGGCCTGTCATGTCATTTGGTGCTTATCTATTGATGGTGTTTAGTTTTTCCATCATGGTCAAACTGGCACTAAATCAATTTCCCTGTCATGTCTCCCCTTTTATGTCCTTAGCTGCTGTGGGACTTGCATGGTTGACTTTAGTCAATAAAGGTAATGTGGCTCATTTTTTTAGGAAGCATAGTCATGGCTAAACCACGTCTAACCGAACAAGACAAGATAGCAGCTGCTAATCGCTTGGGTATTAAATTATCCGCCTTAAAAGCAGTGTGTGATATTGAGAGTAAAGGGAATGGCTTTTTAGATGATGACCGACCTGTGATTTTATTTGAACGCCATGTTATGTATCGGCAACTGAAAAAATATGGCATCAAAGCGGATAGTTTTGCAGAAACTCAACCTAACATCGTCAATCGATTAAGCGGCGGGTACAAAGGTAGCTATTCAGAATGGACACGATTATTACAAGCATCACTCATTCATCAAGCTGCCGCCATTGAATCAACAAGCTGGGGACTTTTTCAAATCATGGGCTTTCATTGGCAACTTTTAGGCTATTCGTCTGCAAGTGCCTTTAAGAATGACATGGCCACAAACGAAAATCGCCAGCTCTATGCGTTTTGCACCTTTATCCTCAAAAATAAAAGCATGCACAAAGCCTTAAAAGAGCTGCGTTTTTCGGAATTTGCTCGACTTTATAATGGGGCTGACTATCAACGTAATCAGTATGATTTGAAACTGGCGAAGGCTTTTGCCAAATATGAGCAAGAGACTAGCAAATGAACAAGCTGCAAGACTTACGCGCACAGCTCTTAAATTTTGTAGATGGTCTACACGACAGTCCTGATACTCTACTCACCTTCGCCGACAAAGGCAAAATTGTCTGCAATAGCTTAACCTTGTCGTTTGAGTACCAATATACAGCCAATGTGATTTTAACCGACTTTAGCGGCGACTCCGACAAAGTCATGTTGGTGCTTTTAGCATGGTATCAACAACATCAACAAGATAAATGCTTCCCGGCTAATTTTGAATTTGAAGCCGACATTTTGGCCAATGATAAAGTTGACTTATCGATTAAATTGGAACTCACAGAACGTGTGATTGTCAGCAAAAATAATATGGGGCAAATCGAGAGTATCACTCACCCAGCTGAGCCAATATTAGACATTGAAACGTTTGCATGGCCATCTGGGTTATTTATTAACGGTGTAGCCAATGAGTGATAACTTTAGCGAATTGGCAACATGGGCTGCCCCACTATTGGCTAAATTGAATGGCAGTGCACGTCGCCAATTAATGCGCGAATTAGCCAAAGGCTTACGCAAACGCCAAAGTGACCGTATTAAAGCTCAACAAAATGTCGATGGTTCGGCTTATGTGCCACGTAAACCACAACGCCTGATTCGCTCCAAACAAGGGCGCATTAAACAAACATTGTTTAATAAACTCACTAAGGCTTCGCACTTAAAAATTGCAATAACAGACGGTTCTGTCGCAGTTGGTTTTGATGGCAGAACGGCACGCATTGCCCGTGTTCATCAATTGGGTTTACGCGATAAAGTTAGTCGCTATCGTAATGAGTACGACTATCCTAAACGCGAGTTATTAGGCTTTAGTGATGATGACAAAACTTGGGCTAGAGATTTTTTAATAGACCATTTAACAAGGTAAAACATGGAGATTCGCTGTTCACACTGTCATCGTAAATTGGCCAATGCTGAGTTTACGTTTATCGAAATTAAATGTCCGCGCTGTTCTACAGTCAATTCATTGAGAGTCGAGAACTCCTTAATCCCTGAACGCCATCGAGCGTCTTTTTCCTCGGAGAAACCTCATGGCACAGATACACCACGAACCATCACCCCCCCAATATAATTCAAGTGGAAAGGCTTTTTTAGCGTGGGTCGGTGGTAAAAGTAAACTTGCTCGTGAAATTATCAGCTTAATGCCTGCCCATAACTGCTATTGCGAAGTGTTTGGTGGTGCTGGTTGGGTAATGTTTAAGAAAACCCCCAGTAACGTTGAAATTATTAACGACATCAACAAAGAGCTGACCAATTTGTATCGCGTGATTAAGCATCACTTCGATGAGTTTATTCGACAATTTGAATATTTATTGATTTGTCGTGATGAATACGAACGGCTAAAACTCATCCCGCCCGAAACCTTAACCGACATTCAACGTGCAGTGCGTTATTACTATTTGGTGCGCTTGAGTTATGGTGGTAAAGCGGTTGAACACAACTTTACCGTTGCAGCAACACGCTTACCCCCCATTAACCTATCTTCGATTAAGGAGGAGCTGGAGCAAGCACATCGACGATTACAGCGTGTCACTATCGAAAATCAGCACTATGCCAAAATCATAGAACGCTTTGATTTGCCTGATACTTTGTTTTACCTAGACCCTCCCTATTTTGATTGCGAAAACTACTATGGCAAAGGCATTTTTAATAAAAAAGACTTTGAGCTATTACGTGACCAATTAAGGAGTATCAAGGGTAAGTTTATTTTGAGCCTCAATAATGTACCTGAAATTCGCGATATTTTTAGTGAGTTTCACCTCGTTGAGACCAGTGTTCGTTGGAGTTTAGGCAAAGAATATAATGCGGCAAATGAAGTTATCATTATGAACTTCAATCCTGCATAGTTTGTTTCTGGCGGTAAAACGGACTTTTACCGCCTTCATCAGACGATTTTTTTATGTGCGTATAGCACGATATCGGCATGAATATCGCCGACCTTTACCGACTTATAGAAAACCTCATTCGCATTGCTTCAATCAGCGATGTGGACTTCTCTGACCCCGAAAACCCTCAATGTCGTTGTTTAGTTGGTGAGATAAAAACTAATTGGTTAAGTGTGGGTCATACACGCATGGGTGCGGTTAAAGAGTGGAATCCACCCTCCGTTGGTGAACAAGTCGTTTTAGTCTCCCCCAGTGGCGATTTAAGCCAAGCCGTGATTATTGCTGCGCTGAGTTCTATAGCTCATCCATCCCCTGATATTGACCCTAAAAAACCTAAACGCACCTATCCTGATGGCGCGGTGATTGAGTATGACTATCAGGCACATAAACTCAGTGCCATTTTACCGACAAATGCAACCTTTGAGCTTAAAAGCGCTGGCGGGTTAAAGGTCACGGGTGATCTTGATTTAGACGGCAAACTCAATGTGACTGGCGATATTGAGTCAGGCGGAAATGTCAAAGATATCAACGGTTCTATGCAACAAATGCGGGATAAATATGATGCTCATGGCGGCCATATAGGAACAGGAACACCCCAGCCAAGGATGAATACGCCATGATATACAAAGGCATGAACGCTAAAACGGGTCGAGCCATTTACGATATTAATCATCTGAATCAATCAGTGAAAGATATCTTAACTACCCCGCTTGTTTCTAGATTGATGCGCTTGAATTATGGCTCGACCATTTTTGACTTACTAGATAGCCCAGCTCATACCCAATCACCCATACAGCTATATGCAGCCATTGCAACCGCATTAGTTCGTTTTGAGCCACGCTTACAACTCACACGCATTCAAATCAGCTCTCAAGCAAACGGACAGTCAATTATCGATATTGAAGGCTCTCAGTTGGTCAATGGCCAAAGAAAAGCTGTCAGTTTAACCACCAATATTGGGGTGATAGCATGACTATTTTTCAGCGTATTGATTTGTCTCAGCTCCCTTCGCCCAATGTGATTGAACAAAAAAGTTTTGAGCAGATTTTCTCTGAATTAAAAACAGAGTTGATTGGTTTAGATGCAAACTTGGCTGCCGTCCTCGAGCTTGAATCTGAGCCATTAGTCAAACTCTTACAAGTATATGCGTATCGAGAAATGCGTTTACTACAACGCACTAATCAAAAAGCCATCAGCATTATGCTTGCCTTTGCTAAAGATGCTGACTTAGACCAGCTTGCTGCAAATTATCATCTCAAACGCCTATTAGTTGACGCAGGCAACCCCAATGCGATTCCCCCTGTTTTACCTACTTATGAATCTGACGAAGATTTTAAGCGCCGAATTCAACTTTCGTTTGAGGCGTTTACCACCGCAGGCAGTGAAGCCAGTTATATCTTTCATGGTCTGAGTGCCGATGGCCAAGTAGCGGATATTACAGCACTCTCGCCAAGTGAGGGCGTCGTGGAGATTTATGTCTTATCCCGAACTGGTACAGGGGCGGCAGACTCCACATTATTATCAAAAGTAAACGCAGCATTAAATGCTAAAACTGTTAGACCACTCACCGACCATGTTCAGGTATTCAGTGTTGATGTAGTGAATTTTTCTGTGGTTGCCGAATTAGTTTTATTTGCAGGTCCCGACGAAAATTTAGTGTTAGCTAATGCACAACTCGAACTCGATAAGTACTTAGCAAACAGCCGTGGCAATGGTTTAGATATTACGATTTCAGGTCTACATCATGCCTTACATCAAGCAGGCGTACAAAAGGTCAATTTAGTCAGCCCGACTGTGGATGTAGTCATTCAGCCACATCAAGTAGGTTACTGCACGAATAAGACCATCACCGTAGGAGGTACAAATGCCTAACCTACTACCCCCTAATGCCACGTCACTTGAGCGTCATGTTGCGACATTAACCGAACGCTTAGAGCAGTATCCAAGCGACTTTCAGCATGCATGGCATCCAGACTTATGCCCTGTTGAGCTTTTACCGTGGTTAGCATGGGCATTTTCTGTCGACGAGTGGGATGTTAATTGGACTGAAGCTCAAAAACGTAATGCGATTAAAAACAGTGTTTTTATTCACAAACATAAAGGAACACGAGCAGCCCTTGAGCGGGCGTTAGCAAACTTAGTCGAGGCAGAAATTAACGAATGGTTTGAACATACCCCTCCCACTGCGCCCTATACATTTACGGTAAACACCACATTGCCATTGACAGATATCAGTGCCGATAGTTTTGCCAACATTATGCGAGTCATAAATGCCGCTAAAAACTTACGCAGTCACTATACCTTACAAATCACTACCGATGCATTTGGTGATTCTTTTTACGGGGGCAGCATGACCGCTGGATATGAGTCGGCCATTTATCCCTACTCGCCATCCATTTTGTTATCAGGGCACCTTCAACTAGCAGGCGCTCTATCTTCTGGCGTATCCACGCCGATTTATCCGTTTGTTCCTTAGGAGTTTCTCATGAGTTTAGCGCGTAGTCACTTAATTGCTGTTTTAGCCTCTTTATCGGCAGCAATTATTGAAACTGAAAATACAGAGTTATTTTTCCAAAATGCACGGTATGCGGGAGAGTTTAATCCAGCGCAGTCAACAGAACTCCCTAACGACTTAGTCACTAACGATGTGCTATGGGTAACACACAATGGTTTTTTCAAAAACAAACCTTTATTAACAGGTCAATTATTAAAGTATCTAGGGAACAATGCTGCACTACTTTTATTTAAGCCAATTATTCCTATTCCTTTTTTATCCGAAATTATTGGACATAATACAAGCAACGAAGGTACGTCTGAAAATATTGCAGAGTTAATAAGCACTGCTATAAACGAAGCATTATCAGAAGAAGGTCAAGTAGGTCAGATTCTTGGTCAACTAGTTAATAACTTTAACACGCAACTATCTGGCATCAATCAACTACTCCCTAAAGTGGCAAGGTATTTTGCACAACAATTAAATAATCCTGCTGACCTTAGTGCGGTAAATATACAGCAAATGGATGGCGATGATTTGCTAGATACTAGCCAAGTGACCATCAATATAGATGACTCAAATCCTCGTCAAGCCATTAGTATTATTTTTGGTAGTATCACTACTGAGCGTAAAAATTATAGCTTAGGCCAACTATGTCTGGTCACCGTCAATACAAATACCAATATTAATGAAGTCTATTTTGCCTGTGCAGGTACAGGTCAATTTGTCACTACGGACACATCAGTTTCAGCCAATACAAGTGTCACCTTTGTGATTACTTACTTAGGTCACTCTGATGACTTTAGTCCTCAATTTGCTCTCCTTAATAAAATGATTAATAACTAAGGTGGGAAAAATGGCTGACTTTTACTGCATACCTACCTCCTTAGGACTTATCAAACTGGCTAGTGCCGCTAACGGTGGTACACCTGTACAGATTGTCGAGTTTGCGGTCGGAGACGCCAATGGCGAACCCTATTTACCACAGACACGGGTGAATGCAATCGCTCTTATCCATGAGCAATATCGTGCATTATTAGAATCGGTGACTGTCAGCCCTTCAGATGCCAGTGTGTATATTGCAAAGATAAAAATACCTGCGAATGTAGGCGGTTTCTATCTCTGTGAAATTGCACTCATAGACACGGATGGCGATATCATTTACTTGGCAAACTATCCCTATAACTACAAACCAACACTGACTCAAGGTGCAGGTGGAGAGTTAGTTATTCCTGTCTACCTGCAAAGTAGTGCTGCTGACACCATCACCATTATTCAAAACCCGAATGTGATTACACTGTCTCAGGCAGAAGGTGATGCGCGTTATGCATTAATTAACGGCAACTCAAATCAACCATTCAAAGTTTCTAATGCCACACATTTAGATGAAGCCGTTTCTTTAGAACAACTCTATAAGCAAAAAAGTGGCTATTTCAACACGCCTATTCTCACCTTAACAAATGGTCAAACAGGGTTAATGACACTACCACCACAGACCATTGTTCGGATTTTATTAGTAGGTGGTGGAGCTGGTGGTGGCCAAGTCAATGAAAATTTTTCAGGGGTCAATGATTATTCCAGTTCTCCCAATCAAGGTCTTGCAGAAAATGGCACACATTCAAGCATCACTCTCGTTGGGATTGGTGAAATTGCTAGAGCTGAAGGTGGACTGGCAGGTAAATCAGGTATGCGTGATATTGGTGAAGATGCTGGTCGATATACAGGCTATGCAGGTAATCATGGTCATGCAGCCTTAAATGTCGGCTATGCCATGCTGTTAGGGGCAGCACGCCCTTCAGACGTATCCCCCAAAAGGGTACATCAAGATCATCCTTACCCCTACTATGCCTACACTATCAATGGTGTCCCATTAGGTAATTATGGTTTAGGAGGCGATGGTGCTTATGGTTCTTTTTCGCCTAATGATCCATCAGGTGCAGGAGGTCCGGGGGGTAATGGTGCGATTTTAGAATGCCTCATCAAAAATTCAACTGATAACAATATGACACTTGAGCTGACCGCAGGCCAACTAGGACAGGGCTATTACTACGACGCTTATGGGAATAATTATGCTGGTGCTCATGGTCAAGCTGGCTTAATTGTTGTCTACGCCTAATATCAATCAATTGAAACGAGGTCTATATGCCTAATCAATATCACCACGGTGTCCGCGTTTTCGAAATCAACGAAGGCACTCGGACAACTCGTACAATCAGTACAGCTATTATTGGCTTTGTAGCCATTGCTGACGATGCCAATGCTGACTTTTTTCCGCTTAATAAAGCTGTTTTAGTCACAGATATTTATGCCGCCATTGCCAAAGCGGGTACACAAGGCACATTACTCAAAACCCTACAAGCTATTGAAGCTAATACCAAACCCGTGATGGTTATTGTACGGGTAGCAGAAGGTAATAGTTCAGCAGCGACTACCGCTAATGTCATTGGCACGGTATTACCCAATGGCCAAAAGACGGGCTTAAAAGCGCTACTCAGCGCCCAGTCACAACTGGGTGTAAAGCCTCGTATTTTAGGTGTGCCATACCTTGATACCCAAGCCGTTACCAATGAATTAGTCAGTATTGCGCAAAAATTACGTGCTTTTGTTTATGCCTATGCTGACGGTGCACAAACAAAAGAAGAAGCTGTTTTGTACCGTAACAATTTTGCCGCACGCGAAATGATGGTTTTATGGCCGCATTTTACAAATGCCGTTTTAACGACTCAATCTAGTGGCTCAGTAGCAACGATTATTTCGCCTATCAATGAAGCAAATACCACGTTGGAGGACTGGATAACTTTATCTGGCCTAACCTTAGAAGTAACCGTTAATGGTACAGATATTGTCACTGCCCCCTTAAATTTTGGCAGTGCAGCTAATTTGAATGAAATCGCTGCCACCATTGAAACAGCCATTAATTTAGCGGCAGGCAGCAATGTCATCACCCTCAGTTATAACAATGGCCAGTTTAGTATGAGTACCGTTTTAATCGGTGCTGATGCCAGTCTTGCGGTCGATGTAGACCCCAGTTATGTAGGCACTTATTTGGGCTTAGACGGGCAAAGCGCACAAGGGGCTGGCAACGCCAATAGTGAAACAATCACCAGTTTACAAACCGTATCATCGGTGGCTTATGCTCTCGGTTTGCGCGCTAAAATTGACCAAGAAATTGGCTGGCATAAAACCCTATCCAACGTCGCAGTTAATGGCGTCATGGGAATTAGCAACGATATTCACTGGGACTTACAAGACCCCAATACCGATGCTGGCTACTTAAACAGTCACGAAGTCACCACCTTAATTCAGCAAAAAGGTTTTCGCTTTTGGGGGTCACGGACTTGCTCAGAAGACCCACTCTTTGCTTTTGAAAACTATACACGCACGGCGCAAGTGTTGGCTGACACCATTGCTGAAGCTCACTTTTGGGCAGTTGATAAGCCGATGCACGCCTCGTTGATTAAAGACATTGTTGAAGGAGTAAATGCCAAGTTTCGTGAGTTAAAAAACAATGGTTACATCATTGACGGCCAATGTTGGTTTGACCCTGAAGCTAATAGCAAAGACATCTTAAAAGATGGTCGCTGCTATCTTGATTACGATTACACCCCAGTCCCACCACTTGAAGACTTAATGTTCCGTCAACGTATTACCGACCGTTATTTAGTCGAATTTGCTAAATCGATTAATGGTCAATAGGAGTTAAAACCTCATGGCATTACCCAAAAAAGTTAAAAACTTTAATGTGTTTAATGATGGTGAGAGCTGGCTTGGCCAAGTCCCCGAAATTCAACTACCGAAGTTAGCACGTAAGTTTGAAGACTATCGTGCTGCAGGCATGGACGGTGCTGTTGGTGTGGATATGGGACAAGAAAACCTTGAAGCTGAAATCACCGCAGGCGGCATTATCAGACAAGCCTTGTTGCAGTTTGGTACAACCAAAATCGATGGAGTGCCATTGCGTTTTGCAGGGGCATATCAGCAAGACGACTCAGGCCAAGTGACCGCCTACGAAATTTATATGCGTGGTCGTTGGCAAGAGATTGATACAGGCAAGGCAAAGGCTGGCGATGACACCGAAGTCAAACTTAAAGCACGGCTTGCTTACTATCGCTTAGTTGAAAATGGTGTCGACCTTATCGAAATTGATTTAATGGGCATGGTCTTTAAAGTCAATGGTGTCGATATTTTAGAAGAACAACGTCGGGCTATAGGTTTGGCGTAAACGTTTGGGGAGCGACCTCCTACGCTCCCTTTTTTTATTTTTAGTGAGAGGCCATAAACGATGACTACTCCAACCAGCAAAACCATCATGCTTGATACGCCCATTAAACGTGGTCAACAAACTATTAACGAAGTGACAGTACGCAAACCCAATGCAGGTGAGCTGCGTGGTTTAAGCCTGAGTTCTTTACTGACCTTAGACGTTAATGAATTAGGCAAGTTGCTACCACGTATTACCACCCCCATCCTACACGAGCCTGATATTCAGCAACTTGACCCTGCTGACTTAGTCGAACTGGGAACAGGTGCAATCTCTTTTTTCGTCAAGAAGGACAAACAAGAGGCTTTGTCCCCAACCGCGTAGAAGATGCAATGGCTGACATTGCGGTGGTCTTTCATTGGCCACCACAAGCCATGAGTGACATGTCACTAGAGGAATTGATGGACTGGCGCGAACAAGCACGGCAACGAGTAGAGACAGATGGCGAATAATTTACAGCTACAGGCTATTTTAAATGTGATTGACCGTGCTACTGCCCCACTTCGCCAAATTACGGGAGGGAGTCAGCGGGCTGCTAATGCCTTACAAACAGCACGCCAACAATTACGCCAGCTACAACAACAGCAAGGTGATATTAATAGCTTTAAGCAGCTTACCCGTGGCTTGGCCGACACCCAACAAGAACTCGGCCAAGCACGTCAAAAATTGCAACAAATGCAAGCAGCTATTGCGGCCACCTCAAACCCTACACAAAAAATGATACGCGACTTGCAACGGCAGCAGTTAGCGGTTAATCGTCTTACTCAGGCCGAAACCGACCATACACAACAGCTACAGCAAGTCAGGCAACGATTACAACAAGCAGGCATTGATGTTAATAACTTAGGCCAACATGAGCAGCGTTTAGCGGCTGATATGGCACGCGCCAACCAAGCGATTAGGGAACAACAAGAGCGACTCAGACGATTAAATGAGATTAACCGCCAGTATCAGCAAACCATGCAACAAAGTCGAGAGTTGGCAGGGAAAGGTACAAGTATGATGATGACTGGAGCTGCGACAGGTGCAGCTCTCTCTGTACCTGTGAAAGCCTATGCCGATAACGAAGATGCCGCCACGCAACTCCGTGTTGCCATGATGAAGTCTAATGGTCAAGTCGCACCTGAGTTTGAGCAAATTAATGCACTGGCTACCAAACTAGGCAATAGCCTACCTGGTACGACTGCCGACTTTCAAAACATGATGGCCATGCTTGTTAAACAAGGGATGTCATTTAAAGCCATTTTAGGCGGCGTGGGTGAGGCATCGGGCTATTTAGCCGTACAAATGAAAATGCCGTTTGAAGAAGCAGCAGAATTTGCGGCTAAGCTGCAAGATGCCACACGCACCGCTGAAGGCGATATGATGGGCTTGATGGACACCATTCAGCGTAGCTATTACTTGGGTGTTGATAAAACCAATATGCTCAGTGGTTTTGCCAAATTAGCGGCAGGCATGAAAACCATTAAAGCGGAAGGCTTAAAAGGTGCTCAGGCGATGGCTCCGCTGTTGGTGATGGCAGACCAAGCGGCTATGTCGGGGGAAGCGGCTGGCAATGCTTACAGTAAAATTTTTGCCAAAATGATGGATACAGGCAACATCAAAAAACAGTTAGACGACTTCAAAAAAGCGACTGGTAAAAACTTCAATATGGACTTTACCAACGGTAAAGGTGAGTTTGGCGGTTTAGATAATATGTTTAAGCAACTGAACCAGCTTAAAGCCATGAGCACCGAAGACCGCTTACCGTTATTAAGTGGTCTATTTGGTAATGACTCCGAAACGATTCAAGCCTTAAACTTACTGATTGATAAAGGACAAGACGGCTATAACGACACTCTAGGTAAAATGTCTGCTCAAGCTGATTTACAAAAACGTGTGAATCAACAACTCGGTACGCTCAAAAACCTTTGGGATTCGGCAACAGGCACATTTACCAATGCAATGGCCAATTTTGGTGAGGCGATTGCGCCCGAATTAAAAGCCTTAACAACATGGCTGGCTGATGTTTCTGAAGGCATTGGTGAGTGGGCGAAAGAAAATCCTATTCTCTCCAATGCGATTATGAAGTTTTTAGGCTTGTTAGCCATTACTTTAGTTGTCTTAGGAGGCTTAACCATTGCGGTTGCTGGGGTGCTTGTTCCGTTTGCTGCTTTGCGCTTTATGTTGGGTTATTTAGGACTAAATGGCTTTAACTTTATCGGTATTTTAAAGGCGATTGGTACTGCCATTCGTGTAGTCGGTTTTGCCATTATGGGCTTAGGTCGCTTGTTATTAGCCAATCCCTTGCTGTTAGCTATTGGCTTAATTGCCACAGCCGTCTATTTAATTTATCAACACTGGGCGCCCATTAAAGCCTTCTTTATCAATTTGTGGTCAGGTATTGTCGCTTATGTCCGTAGCATTCCCCAACAATTTATGACCATCGGTGGCCAAATCATTGATGGACTATGGCAAGGTATTTCGAGTAAATGGGAAGCTGTCAAAACAAAAATTGCAGAAATTGGCGATAGTATTAGCAATACCGTCAAAGAGAAATTAGGCATCAAATCTCCTTCCCGTGTCTTTGCCGAAATTGGCTTGCACACGATGGCTGGACTTAATCAAGGCTTGGCAAACAACCAAAACTCTCCGCTTAACACAGTAATTGGGCTAAGCAAACGTCTTCAACAAAGTGCTGCTGGCTTAATGCTTGGTGGTGCAATCACCACAGCGGCAGCCACACCCATTGATAACCGTCCACCAATTAGCCCTCGCTCACCAATGGCCTCAGGTGGACAATCTGTCTTCCACATCACCATCCATGCTGCTCAAGGGATGGATGAGAAAAAATTGGCTACTTTAGTCCGTCAACAAATTGAACAGCACGAACGCAGCAAACAATCTCGTCAACGCGCCTCTTTAACCGATATTGATTAAGGACTTGCTTATGATGCTTGCTCTTGGCCTATTTGTGTTTAGCCTCCCTACCCTTAGCTACCAAGAACTTCAACGGCAAACCTCTTGGCGGTTTGCCGAAACACCCGTGCTTAACGTACGGCCACGCCAACAATTTATTGGCTTAGGGTCTGATACTATCGCTCTTAAAGGTGAACTACGCCCTGAAATTGCAGGCAAAGCCATTAGCCTCAGTTATTTACGCTCAATGGCTGACACAGGCAAAGCATGGACTTTAATTGATGGAGCTGGCCGATTTTATGGTTTATGGATTATTACCGAGTTAAACGAAACCAAGAGCATATTTTTGAGTAATGGCCAAGCTAAAAAAATCGACTTTGACCTTAACTTAAAACGTGTCGATGACAATCGAGTCGACCTTTTAGGCGATTTAATCTTAGAAGGCATTGAAGAATTATGAATGGTCACAACGAGCCTGACTTTAAGCTAATCGTTGGTGGCATTGATATTTCTGCCAAAATCCAAGACCGCCTCGAATCTCTCACGCTCACCGATAATCGCGGCCTCGAGGCAGACGAATTAGAATTGGTGCTGGATGATGGCGACGGTAAATTGGCCATTCCCAAACGTGGTGCAAACATTCAATTATCACTCGGTTGGGCAGAGACTGGCTTAATCAACAAAGGCTCGTTTACGGTTGACGAGGTTGAACACTCAGGCTCTCCCGACAAACTATCAATTAAAGCTCGCAGCGCAGACTTTAACGACAACATACAAGCAAAAAAAGCCACCAGTTACCACGCTAAAACATTGGGTGAGATTGTTGCCACCATTGCCAAATCTCATAAATTAACGCCCAAAGTAAGTAAAGAACTGGCAAGCGTTAACATTGCTCACGTTGACCAAACAGACGAAAGTGACCTTAACCTACTCTCTCGCTTAGCCAAAGATTACGATGCGATTGTCACGGTTAAGTCAGGTTATTTAATGCTGTTTAAGGCAGGCCAAGCCACAACGGTAAGTGGCAAAGCTATTCCGACGATTACCCTCACCCGACAAAAAGGCGACCAACACCGCTACAGCATTGTTGAGCGTGACAGCAATTACACGGGCGTAAAAACGTATTGGGCAGATAAAAAAGGCTCAAAACGCCAAGAAGTGATTGTTGGCTCAAGCGATAAGCTCAAGGTGATTCGTAAAACCTATAAAAATGAGGCCGAAGCCAAACACGCGGCACAAGCCGAACTTAACCGCAACAAGCGTAATGTGGCTACATTTAGCTATACATTAGCCTTGGGTCGTCCTGAGATTACACCCGAAACACCCATTAAGCTCAATGGCTTTAAGGCTGAGATTAACAGCCATCAATGGCTAGTCACCAAAGCCACTCATCATTTGAATGGCTCAGGGCTGACAACAGGCTTGGAGCTGGAGACGTTGATTTAACCGCGCAACAACAACTCCGCCCCTGCCGCCAAAAAGCCCGAACGTGACTTATAGCGGCTGTCATTTGTTACCTTATTGTCAATTAAATGAATTAATCGACTGGGTAATGTCACATTGATTTTTTCGGATTTACCCATAAAACGGCTAATATCAATATCAACAATCGCCCAAACATAACCCTCAAAATCAGGATTCTGACGATGTGCCTCAAGGCTTGAAGCCACAGGAATATCTTCACCATCATCTGCTAATACAGACAAATGACCTTCTATGGCCTCACGCACATTCAACATGGCTTCATCTAAGGTATCACCTGCCGAAAAACAGCCTGCAATATCAGGCACAGTCACACAAAAGGCATGGGTCTCATCACCTAATTCAATCGCAATTGGATACAACATTTTTCACCTCATCATTTAAGGCTCATGGATAGCCAAGTCTGGCCTCACTTGAGGCCAGCTTGTTTTAAGATGCTATTAACAGTTTTTATCGTTAAGTCTTTTTTTGGGTGAGGTATCGTCACTAATCCACTTTTTGTTGCATGTTTATAGTGATGATGACTACCCGTAATCCTAACTAAAAACCACCCATCGTCTTGCACCTTTTTTATCAGTGTTCGACTATCCATTTTGCCCTCCGCCTATTTTGATGTAGTTATTATAACCCCAAAATAAATACAAAACAATACCCCTAGAGTTATATTTATTCGCTACACTTCACCTCAACAGTATTATATAGTGTTCGACATAAGCACTTGATTAGGAACATAAAAATGTCAAAATACTTGCAAACAACAAACGAAGGCTGGGGCTTTTATGGTACTTGTTTAATTAACGGTAAAAACGCTAAAAAAGAATGGAATAAGGCGATGAAGCTCTTGGTTGAAGAGCAAGAGTTAAGCCAAGAACAAGCGCGTGATTTGTTGGATTCTAAGTGGGGTCGCCATGCGGCTAATGAATTAGATTGTGGACACTCTTTAAAATGGCAAGTAGAAACATGGCGGAGTTATTTTACAAAATCGTTATTAGATATTGGTTATCAAGGTTAACTAGGAATATAGAAAATGAGCTGCTTAAACAAACACACCCTCGCCAATAAAATTGAATGGTTAAAAAGCAAAGATGCTGCTCTTGATTTACTTATTGAATTGAGTGATGAAGTTGGTTTTGACTTAAATTTTGAGCAGTCCTTTGCTCAACAACAGTTAGAAATTGAGCGCAAGATTCAACAATTAGCCATGCTGCAAGAGGCATTAAACAAGATTGATAATAAATTTAATCGGCTTGGTTAATTACAAATACTCTCACAAGGCACACCAGTGTATTATGTTTTATAGGATAATTAGAAAGTTTTAACTATATGTTTGGTTGATGTAATCTATCACCCAAATAATATAAACCTAACATGGTAGCAGTCAGCATTTGAAAAAACGTGAATAGATATACAAAAATAAAAGTTATCGCAGCCAATGTATTCCATCCTTCAGCAATAATTTTTGAGGCCGCTGGTGCAATTGCAAGTATAAACAACGGTAATATTGCCAGTATCAAGCTTTCAAAAGTCAAAAAAGAAAACAACATACACAAAAAACGTCTACGAGTCAGTTCTATCTCATTCACTGTTCCACGCACTTCAACTTTAATTTTTGGAGTTGGTGCAGGTAGTAACTGGTCTATATCAACTTTACTAAATGTTGCAATAACAGATAATGCAGCAAGAAAGAATCCAGGCAGAGTTTGGCAAAAGGTCATGAGTTTAGAAATTAATCCATCATTACCATAGAAATTAATATCACTCCAAAAAGGTGACAACATCACCATAAGAGTAATTGAAATAATAGCAGGAAAAATCCAGTCAAATACTTTTTTGCTAGGATGATTTTTAATCGACAAATATGCAAATGGTCGAGAAAGCTGGTAAAGAATCATCCTAATTCTCCTAAAATAATGTTTTAATTTTGCTCACTATCGGTTCATAAATTGTATCATAAGCACTAATTAATGGCGGATTAAATCCGTTAATAATCTGTCGCTTAACATACATATAGTCTCTAGCCAAATCTAAGCTATCAGCATTTAAAAAAACTTCTCTATTTGAGTTTTCACGAGTCTTGAATCTTAATCTAGCACTTTCATAATTAGGTGCAGCTCGTCTTGTTACCATACGAACAATTGCTGAGTTAGTAATTGTATTATCAGGTCGTACCTTAATATGTACAGATGACTTTTCTTCACGAGCATATCCGCCATCATCCCACAAATTTTGATAACCTAACTCAGTAAAAACTTCTAGCTCTTCAATAGTACCCTTATTTAACTCATCCCAAAACTCACCACTTAGATGACCTCTAATCTCAAATTCAGAGCGATATTTGTACTGACGAGGATTTCCTGATGCATCTATACTACCGTCCAAAGCATTAACCAAAAAACCCATTGGGTTAGCCTTAGCCACTTCTTTCAGTAAATATTTAAAGTATGCTTCTAATCGTGAAATACCTAAACCAACCGCCATTTCTATCAACATTAAATAACGGTCAGGCATACCAACTTTGTGATCTAGCTTAATAACAATATGGCTAGAGCTACCACTACCTTCATCATCTTGCATTGTAATAACACGACGAGTATTTCGGTCTGGATTCACAAAAACAGGATCAGGGGCATTCTTATTAGAGCGACTAATCAATAGAGTCACTTCTCTTCTGACATTGTCAACTATTACGTCTGCCAAATATATGGTTTGAGTATCAACGTCATATTTCTTTTTAGCAATAGCAGTATTTTTTAGCGCGTCAAGGTATGTCACAAGCTCTATTAACGGTTTTGGTGAAATGCCCTGTTGCTTCGATGAATGTGATGAAACAATTAAGTCGGCAAAATAAATAACACGTTCATTTTTATGCATGAGATAGTCCTTTACTAATTTTTACTCAAAGAGTAGCTGATAACTAAATGATGAAAGCCTATGTATGCTTTTCATTTTTAGTAAAATTTTTTATTTATTACTCATCAGAATAATGTATAAGAACAACATGATAAATCTATGTAACCTTTGCGTACGAAGGTATACCAAGTCTTTATCAAACAAATATTTCGTTGCAACCTACCCCACCCGACTCTTGCTAAAATTCTCATCATTCTGGCAATAGTCGTAGCAGTCTTTAATAATTTGAGGAATACGTAAAATATCGTCAGGTGTTGGCAGTACCACATTACCGTTTTGAATTGTTAGCCCTGCCTTTATCAACTCCGAAAACAAGGTAGGGACATTTTCTATTTCAATAATAAACTGAATACTGGGCGTTTTACGGTCACCATAGTAACGATACAGCCAACGATTCACCTTACCTTGATACAACACTGCAAAGTAACTTTCAGTATCCTTCATTACCACATCATTGGCACAATCCGCCAATATGGTTTGAGTGAGTTCAAAGAGTTTTTTCTCGATGGCAGTGGTAATAATTTTAGAGTTATTTGGGTTAACCTCATCTTCGTGAGGAAAGCCAACCAGTGTTTTTCTGTCCCCTTGGGCATTACGCATAAAGCCAATAATCGCCATATCGGCCAATACCGTTTCAGTCGCCTGCTTGACAATTGGAGCAAGGCTCTCAAGTAATTTGCTAGTTAATTGCCGTTGCAAATTAGCTTGCTGAACAATAAAGCGCACATAATCTAAATTATTCCCTGTAATATTTTTACTCACAATTTTTTGGAACAGTGCCAAATAGCGGCCTTCTTCGGCTAAGGCTCGGAGCTTTTCTGGTTGGAATTGGTCATGCTGAAAAAAATATAAATGTTGATAACTGGACTCATGGTTAGTAGAAAAATCCACGATTAGAAATGGCTCATCGTCCATCACGTTTTTATTATTTAGGTCTGTAAAAAAGCGCCATTCCCGACCGTTAGTAATAGCGGCAACAGAAACATCAACACTCGAATTAAAATAACGTGCTAACTGGGCATCATGCTTTGGAAGAGTCTGAATATAGTTTTTGGCTTCAATAAGCATCACCAATTTATTTTGGCAAAATAAAGCGTAATCAACCTTCTCTCCACTCTTGGCTCCCTTAAAGTCTGCCTTATGTTCGGCTCTGACGCGTGTGGGGTCGTAAGGGCTAAAACCCAAAATATCTAACACAGGTAAAATGAGCGCTTGTTTAGTTGTTTCTTCGGTCGTACATAGGTGCCCTACTTTTTTGACGTGCTGGGCATGATGAATAACTTTTTTAATAAATTCGTCCATGTAACTATCTCTGTATTATTTAACCTTGCTAGTAAAATCCTAATTGTGCAAGACATTCTTGACAAGCCCCTAAGACATCTTTAATGTGTAACACATTGCACACATCTGCAATCAGGATTGGTCTCCTGCTAAGTCTAGAACAAGCATATAGTCGCGCTTGCGGCTTTTTTTATGCTATTTTTGCCTGCCCGCATGTTATGACGGGCTAGGCAAGGGAGCCGAAAGGCTCGCCAGTGTTCTAGCTGGTAAGACCAACCTTGTCTAGCCTGTCACCACCAAATTGGTCTTTGATGGTGACGGAGTAAAAACCTCTAGAACATAAGGCAGCTATCATGGCAGCACAAAGCAAAGTCACGGTTATTTATCGTGTTCAAGTCGTTACTACCCACGCCAACGGCAAAACCACTACCCGCACTCTAAAACATCACTACAAAACCAAAGCAGGCGCACAACGAGCTGCACTAAAGCATAGCGATATGTTTGGTAGTGATAACAAACTCCGAACCGCGCATATCATCGAACACACTGCTACTACCCCAATTCATTAAGGGGTACAGACGTGTATATCAAAAAACTAGGCTCATTCCTCACTGTCAGGGCGATAACGCTCATCCAAACTAAAATTGGGAGCTTCTCGCAATGCTTTCGCCTCTTTATAAGCAGCTATAATGGCAGCAATAACCTTCTCAACATCTTCGGGATGAATAGACACCAATGCCCCCTCAATCTCAGGGTGACTAATGGCAACCTGCGCGAGTTGATTAACATAAACCTCAACCGAATCTCTTGCTTCCACAATCAACATGTTATTCCTCTAAGAAAAAATAAATTGGGGGTGAATGACCACCTCTACCCCATTGCATTAACCCAATTTTATTTAGCCGAATGTTGCTCTAACAAGGCCGTCAGCTTTTCGAGTTGTTGTTCAACCTGAGCGCGCATCGCCATTGTTTCGGCCAAAAAATGCTCGGCTTTTTGCATTATCTCAAGGGGTGTCACTGATGAATCATTTAGAAAGGATTGTTGCAGGCGCAGCACAATATCCGCATTTAGAGAACGGTTATGGGCTTTGGCAGACTCTGCAATTTGAGCCTTTAGCTCAGCAGGAAGTCGAAGATTATAGGCATCGTTTAAATATTTACTCATTGTTTAAGTATAAACACGCCTACTTGGCTTGACAATAATATCTACTAGACCCCAATATATTAGGGTCTAGTAGATATTATTTATTAGACTCAGACGGAGACATTGTATGTCAGGTAAATACCTCAACCCAAACATGACCGTTCGTATGCCACAAGCATTAAAAGACCAATTAAAGCAACACGCCATTGCCAACAATCGCACACTCAATGCCGAAATTGTCTTTGCCTTGCAGCAGTACAACAAACAGCAACAACTTGCATCGGAGAAAAGCACATGAACAATATGACCATTTTTAACTTCAACAACACCGCTATCCGCACCTTACTTGACGAACAAGGCGAGCCATTATTTTGCGCCAAAGACGTGTGTGATGTACTGGATTACAGCAATGATTCAGACGCTATTCAAAAGCATTGTCGCGAAGCTGGGGTAGCAAAACGCGACCTCTGGTCTGGTGGACAGAACCGACAAATGACCTTTATCAACGAAGGCAACTTGTACCGACTCATCATCAAAAGCAACAAACCACAAGCCGAACCGTTCGAGGCATGGGTCTGTGACGACGTGCTACCCACCATTCGCAAAACAGGCAGCTACGGACAACAAAGCAACATGGCCGCCAATGCCAACCATCACCTGTTAGCCACCAATCCCAAACTGGGCGTTATCTTGTATTACCACCAACAAGGATTACCCCTATCGCGCATGGCGGTTCTGCTTGGTTTGTCAGTGCGTAAGGTAGAACAAGGACTGGATAAACTGGCGGATATTGGTTTGCTCAACAAAGATAATGAGCAATTAGCATTGCTGTAGCAGAAAAAGAAACGCCTCAACGAGTACGCTTTCGTTGAGGCGTAGAGATGTAACCACGAACGAGTAATTACAGTGACTACTTTATCAAAACTTAATAAAAAAAGCACGATACATTATCGTGTTCAAGTCCTAAAAACCTTTGACGATGGCACATGCGAGTTATGGCTTAGTCCTACATTATACAAATCTAAACATAGGGCATTTGTTGCAGCCGAGTGGTATACCATGCCGATTACTGATGGATTCGCACTCGGGCAGGTCATTCGTTACAACGTGCTTGAGTATTTAAACGAGCTTATTGAGAAAGGCATCGAATACCCTAATGCCATTTACCAAGCCTCACAACAATACAAGGTTAACCACGACGACCTGCAAACCGAATACGATAACCAATTCGGAGGCCAAGCATGAACATTCAAAGCCTCCCTTGGTTTAAGTTTGCCCACGATGCTTACTTAGTCAGCGAGTTCAAAGCAAAGGCCAACGCCTTTGCTAAGGCCGCCTATTTAGATTTACTGTGTTATGCCATGAAACAAACGCCTGCCCTCTCCTTGCCCAATGACGACAACGTCTTGGCAGGCTGGGCAAGTCTTGCATTAGAGGCATGGCTGCAAATTAAAGAATTAGTCTTGTCTCAATTTAGCTTTAACCAAAACGACAACCGCTACTACAGCCCAATGTTAATAGAGCTATATAGCGACACCGAACAACCACAAGCCAACGAACAGCAAGCACCACGCAAACGCTCCAGCAGTGCCGAACGTGTTGCTCGTCATCGTGCTAACAAAAAAGCAATCGCAGAGGCTAACAAGGCTGTAACGCACGATGTAACACTACCTTGTAACGCACCTGTAACGCCTGAAACCGTTACAAGTAACGCCAATGTAACCCCTGTAACCGTTACAATGGGGGGTAAGGGGGGAGATTTAGAATGTAGATTAGATAATTTAGATAAAAATATTGTGGTTACTGATATCGTAACTAACCAAAGCGTAACGCCCTGTAACGCGGTAACACCACAACAAACAACACGTTTTAAGATGCCTTTTGACTTTAACGTCAGCATCGAAGAACTACAGCCCTTCATGGCCAAACTAGAAGTGCCAATCACTAAGCACAACCACCACCATCTCAACCACTTTGTTGCCCACTACCTAGCCACTGACTTCAAAAACACCCATGAGCAATGGGTTTTTCAATACGCCAAATGGCTTGAGCGTCAAAAGCTAAGTCCTATCAACACTGACAATTTAGCCAGTACGCCTAACAGCAGGAGCACAGTCAGCATCAAGTTAGCTGACGAAAGACCACAATGGCAAATCTTTGCAGAACGTGCAGCAGCAAAAAAAACCAAACAAGGGCAAGGATTCAGCCTAGCAAGCTGATAATCACATCACAAAAGTACAAGACAGTTTGTTAGAAAGACTGAATAGAAATTCCTAACATCTAGTAACAGTCGATGGTAAACCCCAAAAAGTTGGACTTACTAGATGCATGATATAGGAGACAAGAGATGACTAAGCAAAAGCACCTCATATCACCAGAGGATGTAAGAGCATTACAAAAAAATGCAGCTATCGTTCGCGTGATGACCGACATGCTGGCACATAGTAGCCACGACATTACCATCAACAACAAAGCACTCTTTGATATGTTGGATGGGATGGCTCACGAACTAGAGACCATCATGCATAACATTGATAAGGGTGATTAACCCTAAATAGTCAGCATGGTTAGTAAACTAACCATGCCCTGAGTGTCTGTTATACCGTCGCTTGATGTATCAATGACACAATACGACTTAAGGCCATCTTATCATCGTGTTGAAGTCCCCTATATATCGCCAGTAAACGACGCTCATCATCAGAAAGTACACTCGCATGTGTAGCTCGCGTGCCTGTCACAACATAAAGAATATCAACACCCATCGCAGCAATTTTGCGAAGATACTCAGCATCTGGACAACGGATATTACGCTCATATTGTGATTGTGCATTGCGCTCAACACCGCCCATCTGACCAAATTCTGTTTGATTTTTAATGCCAATACGCTCGCGCTCTTCGCGAATCCTATCCCCTATTGAATCCATAAAGATACAAACCCCTATTTACATGCACTCAAAATGATGCAAAAATGTTATTGTCTTATGCTTTGCAAGAGAATAATACACCATGCCTACTCAGCAAAAAACGAAATCATACAACCCTCGGGGTGTCCTTAAAGACGAGCCGATTTACTTGAGGCTATCTCCTGAAGAACTACAAAAACTCAAATCCATCGCAACCAACGAAAATAGAAGCCTTGCAGCCATGTCACGGCTTCTTGTGAATGAAGGATTAAAAGGACGAGAACAATTCACGCAGGGATAAGACTCATGTACCAAGACCCCAACCTTGTTCGCATACATCGTGTCACTACTAACCTAAATGCGTATGAAATCAGACTCCTTGACCAAATTGCCAAGCAGACGGGTCGTGACCGCGCCAGTATTGTGCGCGAGCTAATCATGAACCAAGCCAATCAAGTACTGGGCAATCACGGGTTATCTGAGCATAAAAAAACGGGCACGAATTAAAAAAATAAGGGCTATCGATGCACAACATCGGTACATTTTTTCGACAAAAATAAGTAACTCAAGAGTAACTCAAAGATGGTGATTGAACTAACAGAGGAAGAAATCAACATACTGGAAGCTGTCAAACACACACTACAGCTAGAGTCCATCCAAGAAACGGCAAACTACTTGATACATCTTCAACTCAAGCAGCTCAAAGAGAATTTAGTGGTGGTCGACAATCATGATAACCAAATGCCCTCACTGTAAACAGGATGCCTTTATTCGACGTAGTCAGCAAGTCACAGCCTTGCTGAGAGAAATTACGTTTATGTGCAGTCATCCTGAATGCGGCCATACCTTCGTCGCCATGTTACACGCGGTCAGAACCCTGTCTCCCTCTGCTACCCCTGACCATCACGTATTTTTACCTATTTCTAAAATGGCCAACAAACGACTCATCATTGAGACACTTGAAAAACAGCAAAACCAAGGAGAGCTAGATGTCTAATCAAGTTGATATAAATATGGCCAAAGGTTTGGCCAAAAACTTTATTCATGCCTCGTATTATCAGTACCTGAACGGCAAACGAGACGATTTAATTATAGCGTGTGCCAATCATCTAGCCGACACCAAAGGCTATCCATTAACGATTGCAATTGATATCGCCATTAACGAATTAGCTGCGTTTGAAGGGCAAAATGCCCTTGCAGACATTAACATCCTTAAAAGTAACAGCAGCTTAGTGGTGATTGATGACCATCATAATCATCGTCGTCTCTATTACACCATCGAAGATATTTTACGTACCGCCTCCGTCCTGACTATCAAACCCATAAAAGCAAACTCACAATGAATCCCATCATTAAATCAGATGCGCTCACACGCTTACAGTCTGACTTTGACTTCAAATTAACGGGCAATAGAAAATGGCTTCAGGAAGGTCGTTGTCCCTCATGCCACAAAAAAGAACTGTACGGTTCGGCTGAAGCACCTTGGGTCATTAAATGTGGGCGCATCAACAACTGTGGCTATGAAAACGGACTACGCGACTTATACCCCGATTTATTTGAATCTTGGAGCGACCGTTTTAAAGCGGACGACAAAAACCCCAATGCGGCTGCCGATGCCTACTTAAAAGAGGCGCGTGGCTTTAACCTCACAACATTAAAAAGCTGCTACAGCCAAGAGTATTACTTTGATAGAGAACTTGAGATTGGCTCTGCGACGGTACGCTTTAGCCTTGCTGATGGTTATTGGGAACGTATTATTGATAAGCCCGAACGCTTCAAATCTAAAGCGAGAATTAAACCTGGTTTTAGTGCTAATGGACTATGGTGGAGCATGCCAAATACCGACCTCTTACATGCCAAAGAAATTTGGCTTGTAGAAGGGATATTCGATGCCATTGCACTGTCGCACCACGGACTAACGGCAGTTGCGATTATTTCCAGTAATTATTACCCACACATCGCCATCAAAGCACTGGCAGAACAATGCTTAGCCAACAATATCGCCAAGCCAAAACTGGTTATCGCAATGGATAATGACCCTGTGTAA